GAGAGGATGCAACTTTTCCATCACATAACTTGGTGGTTGCTTTCGCTATGTCATTAATTTTCTCCACTTTTGTTTTCATTTCTTTTTCCATTTTATAGATATATTATACCACAGTTTTTCGTAAATGTAAAGGAAAAAATGCATTTAATTTAAAAAAAGTGATTAACATATTAACTAAGTCTTATACCTTTGAATATCGTTAGGACCAGAGATGCTTGACATCTCTGGACTTTTATTTTTTAAAGCACGAAGTTCTTCGTTAAGTTCTTTAATACGATTATATAAAGCATACTTCTCTTGAACTTCTTCTGCTATCTGCTTTTCTAGCAGTTCGATTTTAGTGAATAGATTCTTCGTCATCTTCTATATCCAATCTAAATACAAACTCCATACCGTTATCATTATGAGCCTGATGAACCATCTCGCCTAGCGTATAGTTTTCATCATCGACGGTAAAGATAATTTCATTCTCTTCGTCAAACTTTTTTAGTTTTTCTTTTTTAAAATTTATTACATTTGATTTTTTAGACATTTAAACTCCTAATTTTTTATTATACTATTATTATACCACACTTTTAACTTAATGTAAAGGAAAAAGTGATTAACCTGTTAAATGTTTTGAATGAATTCTACAACCTATAAAGTTGTTATAGTAGTCATCTCTAAACAATACATTGTGGTCGAACTGAAGCTTTGCTTCATAATAAGACATTTCGCCTTTTGTTTTACAGAGTTTTAATATTTCACGTTTGAATCTTTCTTTTCCGTGTTGTTCCACAAGCTGGCGTACTTGATTGGATGATCCATAGTAATCTTTCCAGTCTGATTCAACACGTGTTCGTACACGTCTCTTACGTGTTTTAGTGATGGGTAATGTTTTAGGTTTCCAGAAATTCTTCTTTCCAATATATTTTTTGTTGGTATGAATTTCTGTGAGTTGATATACATAGCCTTGATATTCTTCAGGTGTATCTTCAAAAGTTACATTATTATAAGTCCACGTCATCTACTTCTTCAGCTTCAGCTCTCCTACCACATATTGGACAATACTTTGGTTCTTTATATGCTGCCACGTAGGAAGTCTCATCGCATTCTTCGCATTCTATCTGGTAGTCTTTCAAGAATTTGTTCCCTTCTTTCTCGAGTTGCATTTCCCCATTCAGCAATTTCCTGAGTAGTTCTACCGCAACCTATACAAAAGTCCTCTTTAAGAGTACATACTTTAACGCACGGTGAAACTATTCTAGAAATCGATTTCACAGGCACCACCTGCACAGGCGGCTGCAGCGAGTGTATCAACATCTGTATACTTTCTTTCTGTTATGTCTTCTTTCCAGTCGACGGTTTTTAAAGTTGATTGAATCTTATTCCACTTATGTAATAAGTATGCGTCTTTTAAACAATGTTCAGCAAGTACTTGATCTGAATTTAAATAGTTATCAGCAAACTTACCAAACCTTCTTATCCAATCTCTTTTCATAGCATTTTCTGATGACTCTAAAGATAAGTCTTCACCAAATCCTTTTGCTGTTGAACACGCATCCCATAAGTTATTAAAAACTTTAAGTGCGTCTACTACCATGCCAGATGCAAATACAGCAGCATTACCATATTTCTTTACCATATCTTTTGCAGTAATAACTGCAGTGTTTGGTGCTTGATTATAATCTTTGTCACCAGTCATAGGTAAGAAAGAAATACCTGCAAAGGCATTACGATTTTCATATACATATTTTTCTACTTCATCCCAGTCATCTACTATGATTGTATTAGATACATTATGTCTTACACCTTTATCAGCACATAACTCTTCATTAGTGCCAGCTTCGACCCAATGCTTTTGAGCTTTCTTAACTAACTCTAGATGTTTAACACCTAACAAATCATCTTTATACAAAGATCCTTTATTTGGTAGTATAGGAAATGACACTACGACATCTGTACCACCAGCAGACCATACTGATTCTTCAACCATGTACGGATTAGTCTTCATAATTGCTTGAGTTATTTCTGACTCTTTATTCATTTGCACGTTTCTAATATACATGCTTGAATGCTCGGCGTGAATACCGGATGCAGTTTGTAATAACACAGAAGCGTTACCACTTGGCTTGACACAAGTTGTTCTTGCTGCAGCATTGATTCCTATTATTCTAGCAACTTCTCTATTTACGTCTTTAACTATTTGCGCACCTTTTTCTAATATCTTTTCATTGAAAAGAATATCTGGATTGTTCATCCATCCTGTAATTGAAACTCCAAGTAAAGCCTCTCTATCAAAAATAAGTTTTGATGTATCGGTTAAAAACTTAAAGTCTGTGTACCCCGCTTGTAGGGTACCGAGGATAGACGCTGCTCGGCATGCCTTGTAAAAGTCTTCCTCGGTATTGCATTTGCCTCCATTGATTTCAGTAAGGTTGCAACCTTGCCAACCTGACTTCTTATTGATCTGCGGATACATACCAATCTCCACGCATGGATTTGTAGTATGTTCTTTAGATTCAACGAAGACGAACCCTGGTTCGCCAAACTGCTTGACAGATTCCATAATCTTGCCAAACTCTTCTGGTGTGGTCTCATCTCTTACAATAACTGCAGAGTTGTTTGACCTACCTCTTTGTGGATTATCCATAAACCAGTTACCAGTTTTAGCATTCATCATTTCTTCATCGTCTGGTGAAAAAAGACAAATGGTTGCTGATCTTCTTACGCCACCGGATAATACAGCGTCTGCTGCATGCATAGTAATGTCGTAAGCGTTTATTGGTTTTATATCCATTGGCTCTTTTGAGTCTAATACAATACCTTGTAATAAGTGTTCTATTTTGTCTAAAGACCTACGTAAACCGTTTGGTCCTGGTGCTTTAAATCCACCTGATATAAAAGCACCTTTCGGTCTTATTTGCGATAGATCGAAGTACACTCTTCGTCCTTCGTATTCCGGATATTTACCTCCGCCTACAAAGAAAGAAGACATTAACACGTCTAATGCTGAAGCCCAACCTTCAATTGAATCTTCAACTATATAACCTTTCGCTTGTTTAGTTCTATTTTGTATCTTAGGTAGTTTTTTGATATGATGTTTCTGTACAGAGAAACCTGCACCTGCACCACATAATAATATGTAGAATACTTCACCAAAAAACTCCGGTCTATTGATATATGAAGACGTACAGTTATACATCCTCATTTGATGTTTCATTAATTGTTCACCACCGAACTGTAGAGCTCTTTGAGCACCAAGAACTCGCTGTTCTTTATAAGCACTTCGAGCTTCTTCTACAAACGGCTGTAGTCTATTATTATTAGTAATATAATGTTGTTCGTGCATATCAATTACACGATCCACAGCCTCATCCCAAGTTTCGTATCTGCGGTCACTCTCTATAAAACGTGAATAACCTTCGTAAAACTTAGTTTGAGACAAAAAATTCCTTGTGTCAACAGATTGTTGCATTTTCTTACCTCTTGTCTTTTTTGATTGTTGTATCTATTATATATTAAAAAACAACTTTTGTAAAGGACTTATTCACCATCTTTTGAAAAATATTTTTCAATCATTTCAATTCTATCATAAGCAGCTGCCATCTTATCAAGTTCCGCAATTACTGCTTCGGTTATATCGCCGTGTTCACCAATACCTGCCGGCATTGTTTGATACACATTAATGTTAGCTTTATGAACTTCAAGTTCTCCTTCAGCTTGTTTTAAAGCTGCTAGTATTATTTGATCGCCTACTTTCATAATTATCTCCTATATAATTTTTGCGTTCACTTTTCTATGTTTATTCCATGCAACAAATCCACCTACTCTCAATGCCCAGTAAGCAAGATAGTTTAATAAGTAAAATCCATTGACTTCGATATTTATATCTCTGAATGTTTCATCCATCCATTTTTGATTTTTAATACCTATTGTCTTTTTATTCTTTAGTAATAGTGTTTCATACTTATATCCATAATCATGAACTAATCCACCTATCAATAACAAACCAACAGGTGAAAGAAATTGAGCTAAAAATTTTGGTACACTTGCACCATCAAATTTAAATCCTTTTGGTATTATATATTGCTTTCCATCTAAAGAATAATTGAAATCTTTTACAACTTCCCAATGTCTTGTTCCGAAGAACCATAATATGATTGCACCCCAAAAACCTTTTCCTTTTGTTGCTATTCGAATAGGTTTCATATGTGGATAATCGGTGTATTTGAAATTAACTCTATTGTCTATTTTTCTATCAAATAAATTAACTATTGATCCGATAATTACAAGTATAATAAAAACTGTCATTGGCCAAAATTTAATTGCCATATCTAATATGAAGTCCATTATTTTTTCTCCTGTTTAGGTTTGACGGCTTTCTCGTAATAGAGAATAACTTCTTTCTGTTGTTCTATATATCTCTTTATTTGTTCAAAGTTTAAAGCAAGATTTTTAAATGACACAGGATCTAATCCATATATTACAAACTCTCCCATACCAGCTTTAACTTTATTAACAACTTCTTGTAAATTCTTTTCAGTAATTACTATGATCTTAGCATCCAACATCTTTATTGCTTTTGGTTTTTGAGCAACTGCAATAGTTGGTGTTATTACTTTCTCAACAGTAACAATTTCTTTTTCGGGTTTCCAACTACAACTACTTAGTAGCAGCGTTGATACCGTTAAACATGTTAATAACTTCTTCATTTATTTTCTTTTCTGATGCTATTGGATCTGCAATACTATTTTTTACAATATCAGTTTCAGCTAATATTTTTGAAATC